CGGCATTCGCCAGCACGTCAACGCCAATAGCGCGCAGGTCCTCGATGACGGTGGCCTCTTCGTTCCGTCCGCGACGAAACAGCCGCAACACGCGGCCCTCGGTCTGCTCGATCACGGCCCAGCGGAACGACAGCCATAGCCAGCGCTCGCAGGCGTGGCCAAGCACGCTCGCGCCCAGGTGCTCGCGCGGGGGTTCGCGGTGCGCTTCGTGCCATGCATCTATTGCGCCGACTGTGGTATGCTCTGCCTCGGGAATCTTCATGGTCCCTCCCTGTGTAGAAGAAGAATTGCCCCGGCTGTAACCCAACAGCCGGGGCTTTTTTCACTTTCGCGCCCAGGGCGGAGCCGAGCCGCCAGCGGCGGCAGGCGCAGCGGCAGGTTTTTTTGCGCTTGGCTTTGCGGTCGCTGGCGCAGGTGTAGCAGGGCTGCGCGCGCCGATGACTTCATTGCGCGGCGGGTATCCCTGCTGCTCCTTTGTCGTCACTCTGATCTCGCACGCATTGCCGATCAGTTCGTCCGAATCTTGCGGCGTGCCGATACCGAGTGCGCGAACCAGTTCGCCGAGATGCTCGCGCCCGATGCGCTCAGCAGTCGCTGATGGGTTGCGCAGATTGTAGTTCTGCCACACGCGGCGGCCGGCATGACTCGGGCCGTTGATGGCGAACTGAACGGACAGGTACGAGCCGGTCCCGGCTTTTGTCTGCCGGACATCTGCGCTCACGACTTCCGCCTGATACCATCCATCCGGCACGCACTCGAAATCGCGCTGCTCGCGCTCTGGCAGGCCTTCTGAGCCGATGAGATCGCGCAGTGATGACATGCTGATTACTCCTTCTGGTTTGACTGGTTGTTGATCCGCGCAATGATTGCGCCGAGGTCTGGCGGCATCCACGGATCAAGACGGCCACTGCGGTCCTTGGCCTGCCACAATCCATCGGAATCGCACATCATGGCGCGCTGCGGCTTGCCGTCCGCGTCGCGCTCGACGCGAAGGGCCAGCAGCTCGTCGAAAAAGTACGGCAGCTGCATAGTCAGGCTCTTGCCTGGCATGGATGGGTTGTAGAGCATCCTGCCCGTCTCATCCTGGCTCTTCTCCAGCTTCGCGCTCATGTAGACGTGCTTGCCAGGCAGATCGCGGAACGAGCGGATCATGTCTGCCATGACAGTGTTCATCTCGCCGTAGGCGGCCCGGCCGTCCTTGGTCTTTTTCATTTCGCTGGCCAGCACAACCTCGGCCACCTCGCTGATGGAGTCGAGCGCAACAGACTGGTACTGCGCGGCCTCTTTCGATTCGCGCAACCAGGTGTAGGCTTCACGCAGGCGATCCATCGTGTCTACCACGATGTATGGAATATCCGCGCCGTGCAGCGCGAGCAGACCGCCTTCAGCCGAGAGAATGATTGGATTTGGAAGCGTAGCAATGAGCGAGGTCTTCCCTGCTCCCGCCGCGCCATAGACGCAGACCTTGACGCCATCGGCGGCAACGGCTGCGGTAGATCGCAATTGAATAGCCATGTTGTTTCCCTGTGTATGCCGCACCTTGCTGGCGGCAGTTGACACGATTGCACATGCAATCTACATTGTCAACCTACGTTTCTCGCAGGGGCCAATTAATGACTACGCAACAAGCCATCGACTATTTCGGTGGCATTCGCGAGTTGGCGCATGTACTCGGCGTCAGTACACAGAGCATCTACCAATGGGGCGAGTACCCGCCGCTCGGGCGGCAGTATGAGCTGCAGATCAAGACGCGCGGAGAACTGAAGGCCGACAGGGGACCCGCGCATGACACGCAGAATTGAGGCCGCGCTACGTTACGCCAGCTGGGGATGGCGCGTCCTGCCGGTAGTCGCCGGCGGCAAGGCACCGGCCACCGCGCATGGTGTGCGCGATGCGACGACAGACGCCACGCAGATCGTGCGATGGTGGACCGACATGCCAGACGCCAACATCGGCGTAGCGGCCGGCGAGGCATCCGGGATCATTGTCTATGACATCGATCCACGTAACGGCGGCGATGATGCCTGGCACGAATGGCAGCAACATTACGGCCGCGTACCAGACGGTGCGGTGCAACTGACTGCCGGCGGTGGCCAGCACTATCTGGCGCTCTGGCAGGCCGGCATTCGCTCTGCAAAGCTCGGTCATGGCATCGACCTGTTGAGCGATGGCCGATATTTTCTGGTCTCGCCATCGACCATCGACGGGAGGCGGTACGAATGGGAGGGATCGAGCGATCCGGCAGACGGTGTTTCGCCATTCCCCATTCCAGATACGTGGCAGGAGCCGACGCGACTTACTCGCAGGCTGGTGAATGTCGCTGCAGATGGCGGCCTGATCCGTGGCAGTCGCAATGACGGGCTGACCGCGCTCGGCGGCGCGATGCGCCGCCACGGCATGACCGAGGCGGAGATCCTGGCTGCGCTGTCGGTGGCGAATGAAACGCGGTGTGAGATCCCGCTTCCGGCATCGGAGGTCTCGCAGATTGCGCGCAGCGTAGCGCGCTATCAGCCGGACAGCGACATGGCGGCAAATGCTGGCGCGGGCAATGCGCTCGCGGATGCCATCCTGGCCGCAGTCAAGGCAGAGAGCAGCGACTACTACCTGTCTCGAGCAACGGCTCTGATCGCGCAGCCGTCGCCGCTGCGCTGGCTCGTGAAAGGCTGGCTGCCAGCCGATGGCCTGTCGATGATCTATGGCGAGTCAGGGGCAGGCAAAACGTTCATCGCACTCGATATCGCCTGCCACATCGCCACGGGCAGAGACTGGTACGGCCGCAAGGTTCGCCCGGGTATCGTGGTCTATCTGGCCGGCGAAGGGCACTACGGACTGCGCCTGCGCATCGCCAGCTGGGCGCGGCATCACCTGCCGGACGATATCGATAATTTGCTGGTGTCGAGCCGCAGCGTGGATATGGACGCACCGGGCGGTGCGGAGCAGATCATCCGCGCGGTGCGCGAGATTACGGCCGAACCTATATCGCTCATCATCATCGACACGCTGCATACTCACATGCAGGGCGATGAGAACAGCGCGCAGGATACCCGCGCCATGCTCAACGCGTGCATGATCGCGGGCCGTGCGCTCAGCGCATCGGTCTGCCTCGTGCATCACACTGGCCACGCGGAGGCGGCGAAGGGCCGGGCGCGCGGCTCATCTGCATGGCGTGCGGCGCTCGATTCATCCATTCAGGTGTCAAAACGATCCGAAGCCATCGAAATTTCGTGCACGAAAATGAAAGACGCGGAACCGCTGCCCGCCATGTGGGGACGCCTGCAGGCCGTGCATGTTGGCTGGATCGATGACGAAGGACAGCCGGTATCGGGCGCAGTCTATGTCTACGATCCACGAATGAGCGAGGTAGAGAGGCCCGGCGGCAGTGGGATCGGATTCCACATCCGCCGGTTGGCCAATGCGTGGCGGCATGGCGGCCAGGAGCGCACGCCAGACGGGCAGCTACTGATCCGCCGTGATGTACTGATGCGCTACCTGGTCGAGGTGGAGGGCTGCACGGCCTCCACGGCCGACACCTACACGCGCCCCGGGCGGCGCGGAAAACTCGTAGCCGATCTGCTCGCAGCCGAGATCATCCGCGCCACGCCGGGCGGCTGGATCGTCGCATCACGCAATGTGGCGATGCAGATGGCGATGGATGCATCCGTGGCGGACTAGCCGCCCCGGAAATCGCGTCCGGCGGCCAACCGCACCGTATCGCCAGCGGTGCATACCGGCGTCCTGGCTGTCAGGCGCGGAGTCCAGACGCGGACCAGCCGCCTGCGCAGCGATCTGCGCAGGCGGGCAATCCAGCGGCTCATTTCTCGCGCTCCGCCGGCAGGCCGAGCAGCGACTCGATTGGCACGTCCGCCATGCGGGCCATTTCGGCGATGTGGTCGGCAATCAGCGCCGCCCCGCTCGCCGGCGTCAGCATCTGGTTGCCGCGCAGCTCTGCGATGCGGGCCTGGATGTCCTGCACGCGGGCGGCCTCGGCGGCGATCTTCGCCTGCTTTGCGGCCTCCTTGCGGGCTTCCTCGGCCTTGATCATGCCGTCGATAGGCGCCTCCAGCTTTTCGATCGCCGCGGTGATCCGCGCGGCGTCGGCGTCAAGCTTCTTGCCGATCGCGAGCAGCGGCGCCTTCGCCGCTTTGCGGATGCGCTCGACCTCATAGCGAGGCTCCCGAACCGCGACGCGCGCGGCCTTCGCCTGCGCCATGCCGTCGGCGCTGGTCATGTCGTAGACGACGCCCTCGTACTGCTGGCGCAGCGCCTGCAGCCCGGCCTCGACAGCGCTGAACTGCACCAGCGCCTGGTGGACTTGCTCGATGTCGGTACTCATGGCTGCTTGTCCGGCGTGCTGATCGCGCAGTGAAGGGTGGCGTTGATCTTGTCGATCCTATCGGCTTCGGTCCGCAATCTCTTTGCGGTATCGGAAAGTGCATCAGGTCGAGAGCGCTCGAAAATCAGCGCGTCAAACAGACCATTCACATCAACGGATTGGCCGACTTCCGGTTTTTTGCTCATGGAATACGCGGAGCGAAAGCCCGCGATTCTTGCTATTTCGTCGTCGGTAGCGACCAAAACAAAACCGTCTTTGGCTTTGGCAATGATGTTCATGCGGTGATCCTGTAGGTTTCGACTTGCTTGGTGATGGCCGCCATCTCGGCGAGGAACTCATCGACCTCGGCCTTGATGGTGGCGATGTAGATTTCGTCGCGCGGAACGCGGGTTGCGGTACTTGTCCGCCGGCAGGCCGAGCAGCGACTCGATTGGCACGTCCGCCATGCGGGCCATTTCGGCGATGTGGGCCACGCGCGGCTTGTTTCGCCCTGTCGCCCAGTGGCTGACAGCAGCCGGCGTGACGCCGAACTTGCGCGCAAGTTCTGACTGCGTTAACCCAATTTTATTCATGCACTCAGCGATGGCATTCACAGTCCACCTCCGATTGCGATCAGCAGAATGGCCAGCGCGCCAAACCCCGCGCCAGCCAGGAACGAGTAGATACAGTCAACATCATGCTCGCGGGCATGGCGTGCCCACAGTTGCAGGTCTCGCTCGCTCGGGGCGTAGTCGCCCATGATGTAGCGGTTACTCATTGGCCATCTCCTCCAGTTGATGAATTTTGCGCAGGCAGGCCTCTGCCAGCGCGTCGTCTGCCTGATAT